TAAGCAATAAATCCAACGCTCTCCAAAGAGTCCTATTCTCACTTGGGCTGTCACGGAATAAGTTGAAGGATATCCCGAAGTCATGGCTGTCAGCAATGCCAACGGTAATCGGGTATCCAGGATGCGGAAGAAAGGCGCTTCCTTTGCGAGGGTATACTGTTTCAATATCAATTGATAAGAGTGGCGCTTTCCTGAATCGCTCAAAACATGACAGTATTTCGTTAAGCTCAAGATTTCCATAACGCATTGTCCTTTCTGGAAGCGGCCGCAGCGTACCATGCTTTTGCCAATAGACCAGCTCGTCCTGAAGCTTTTGCAGGTCCACGTACACCGTGACGTTTCGCTCTTTCCAATCGCCGACACATCTGTCGGGACCGTAAAGTGGCATCATGTAGTGCGGGTATTGGAGAACACCGCATTGCAGCAAGCTACCGGCATACTTCTGTAGTTGGCCAGGATTTGTCTCAACGGTCTTCGGTGTACGAAGTTCTGGCAAAAACCAACCAGCAACATCGCCAATCACAATAATCAACGGAGGCTTAGAAGCTGAAAGCTCAGACTCCAAATTTGTATAAGCGTGCAGATCATCAGTGTTAGGAGCACGAGAAGTGAAATACACACTGTAAGGATCAATACCAGCTTCACGAAGCATCTTGTCAAAAACATGCCCGAGTCCTCCTGACATGAGAGTATCCTTGCCGGTTTTTGGATCGTAGTCAGAGCTATAAGGCTTTGCTAGGATACACCAGATACGTGCATTGCGATTACCGCGTGGTTTGATGTAAGGCATTAGGCAAGTATCCTATCCTTTATATCACGCAACCAAAACAGCATCTTCACGCTAACCGGCGCGCCGTCTCTAACACGTGCTATCATATCATACTCGTGCGAACGAAGCTCGTCTTGGTAGTCGTCGAGCATTGTGATTATGCGGAGGGCTTCTTCTCTACGCTCGTCGGGGCCAAGTGTAGACTGGCTTAGATCGTTGTAGCTCATGCTATCTCCTTCGGTGTTCTCTGTACCGCAAGCCACTTATCCAGAATTGCGTGAAGGCACTTTTGGCCGCAGACACAATCAGCGTCAGAATTGCCATAATCATCTTCGTGAAGCGTGTTAAAAGTACTTAGCAAGACTCCACTATTTCGTATGCAGTATGCGTACCAGTGGTTAACTTCTCCTTTGATCGCGCCGCAGACTGCACAAGTGTAAGTGATTTTACTTGGCATATAAACGACCCCTCCTCTTCAGTTTGGCTTATTTGCTAGTTCGCTGCCTAAGCTCGCTCGCAACATCTTCTCAATCTCTGGATGCCGCACTATGAATATAGCAAGTCTCAAACTAGATTCGAAACCAAGAACACGATGAATTCTTGTAAATGCCGCATGAACAGCATGTTGACTCATTCTCAAAGTAATGCCTATCGCTTCCCTTGAAAACCCCAAAGCTGTCAAAGCGGCAACCTGTCTCAGACGCTTTGACAGCATCTCAAAACGCGCTGTTTCTTCCTGTGTCGCTGTCATTGAAATACCTCCTCTCCGTTTTGATTTTGTAGAGGCTGGACCCAGCAAAAGAGTTTATACTCCTCAAAGTGCTCTGCGCAAGCATCTACAAAATCAAAAGGACGATCGTTGGAAAAGTGCAAGCGGTGGAGAGCTTCATTCTCACACCGCTTGCCAGATACATCAGTGAAGGTACAGCGCCATCGTGCCACGATGGACTCCTTGAACTAGTTCTTGATCAGATTGGTACTGTGCTTCTCAGTGCATCCCGCAACAGCACACTTGAACTGCCGCACATCATTAGACTTCTTGCCGTTGTACTCGCGGGTCGCAAGCTCTGCTTCAAGTGTCTTGTTGAGCAACGGTCCCTGATACTTCCACTGCGAAGGATCATCCGGGTTAGTGTCGCTGCCTTCGAACACGCCGGGAATGGTGAGGTTCTCCTTCTCGGTGCCGGCAAACTCATCCTGTACAACTTCCATCTGCAAGCCGGTAGCATGAATGAAGTCCGCCCACATCCAAGCCATCTTGGTGTTAAGGCCAACGAATACTCGCTTGCCGTCGTGATCAGTGCCGCCGATGATCGCAAGCTCGGCATTGAGTGAGACGGACTCGCCGTTCTTTGCAGCGCGTGGACGAAAGCCCTTGATCTGCAAAGTGTACCAGCCATCAGGTGCTGGTGTTGAACCGGAAAACTCTTCTCTGCTGAAGTTCATTTGGAATGGCATTTGAACTGCTCCTTTGTTTGTGTTTGTGCGGCAGCGCCGCTGTTAAGCTTTTACAAGCGCGTTCTTAGCTAACGCTGCTCGCCTTTGACGGTGTTTTTCAATCATCGCCATAATGTCTGGTTCTTCGGTAGCATCAAGCATCATAGTTGTAGAAGCCATTACATCGTTTGATGGCCTACATGTCACTGTGTAGGTTATCTGATTTGGCCTCAGTGCGTTGACTGTGATACGATAAACTTCGTTGAACAAGCTGAGACAGTTTGCAAGATACTGCGGATTGACTGTTACCTGTCCAGTATAAGCTGTCTTTTCTGATGTAGACTCTGCGGCATCTTTTTCATCTCTCTCGTGAAAGACAAAAATGAGATTAACACCAAGGCCGGTTAGCTCGGAAACCAGATACTCAACGTAGCGTTGGATACTAACGACAACATCCCAATCCTTTCCTTTGTAGACTGTTGTTGAGTTTCCGACTTTGATACCTTTGAAAAGCCCCGGAGACTGCCGACGAATCTCATCCTCAAGCGCTCGTACCATAAAGGTAACAGAATCAAAAACTATCGTCGCCGGAAGCGGAACCTTTTTTATCTTGTTTGCTTTCATGACAGATAAATCAGATTCCACGTCTAGCATTGTTGGATTGGACAGCACCAGCAAATTCGGCTTGCCTTCCAGCGACTCGGCACGATCATCGAAGTCATAGTATCTGATCGGACCGGGAGCAGTGGATGCAAGCCAGGATTTGCCACTTTTTGGACGCCCCATGATTGCTATCTTGAGACGCTCCGAGGCTACGATCGTCTCGGAGCGTATTCCTTTCATATTAGCGAAAGGATTTGGTGTAGTGGACATTTCCTGCTCCTTGGAGAGTTACTTCTTTTATGTTACAACTACTGGCGCATCCACTGGTGTGTCCGTTGCTACTTCGACTTCTGCTGCTGCTAACGTCGCTTCCGCCGCAGCAAGTTTTGCATCTCTGTCTTGCTCGATTGTAGCGTGACGCCGACAGAGTTGATAAGAAGTAACAGACTCATCCACTGCTTCTGGAATCTCTGTTTCATTTACTGTGTGCGCTGGCACCGTAGTTTGTGTAACTGCTGACACAAGCACATCTCCGGCTCTCCAGCATTGCATATGGTTTGGTAGAAGCCCAGAGCATTTACCGATTGGTACTCCTGTGCCACTGTCTGGCCCAAGGTCTGCGTAAGTTTTTGTGGTTGACATTTTAATTCTTTCTCCTGCTCCTATGTGTTAGGTGCTACTTCTTCTGTGTTCCAGATTGGTAGCTGTACAAAACCATTTTTGAGTGTGGCAAGCTCACCATCGGTGGAGCCTTGCCGACATACATCACGGTAGTCACATACACCGTAATGCCAGTTTACACATGCAGTTGTGTTACGTGGGACTGGCATCTGTGCAGCTACAAGCTCCATATCATCCACAAGATGATGTACAGTGTTTATCATTCTGTTTCTGTATGCCTCAAGCTGCTCAGCAGACTTTCTGATTGGTACACGCTTAAAACGTTCTTCTGGATTGGTTGTGGGTTTCTTCTGAATGAGGTTCATCAGAATCTTCGAGCAATCACGTTTTAGAAGCTGCTCCTCTGGTACAAGTGTTGGGAGAATCTTCGAGAGTGCGAAGATGTATCCGACTGGGCCTTCCTCGGTTTCAAATTGTAACCCAGGATCGCCGCGGAAAGTGCCCATGGTTTTATGATCCATGGGACAAATGAAGTAGCCATCATCCACAATCAAGTCCATCCGTCCAGCGAGATAAATCTCAATCTCCTCGCCGATGTAAAGTGGAACTTCACCATTGCGCCCAAAAGATACCTCAGCGCCAAGAATGCGAAGCTTCTCATTCTGTGGCGTCATCACTGTACCATACTGCGCAAGCAGTCCAACAAACCCATGCATACCGCCGATGAGCTTGTACTCCTTGTGCTCACAGTGCTCGTCCATTTTTGCTTCGTGCCACTCAGCAACCGCTCTATCAGTCGCCCACGGCCATAGATCAAAGCCAGGTTTGCGAAAGTCTTGGTAGTAGATTTCAAACATCTTGTGTAGAAGGATACCAAAGTCTAAGTACCAGCTACGTTGACGTTCGCCCTCAACACGTATGCCTTTCTTCTGCAAACCAAATACATTCCCGTACACGAAATGCTGAGAACAATTTCTATAAGTTTGCAAAAGGTGATTGTCTACTACCACAATAAGCTTTTGCTTTTGCTCATCCCAGTACATCCACGGTAGTGGATTCCGAGTTAGAAACTCTAAAAGCTCGACGCTCGGTTTCATGTTAGGACAACCTTTCTGAGATAAGATGCGCGTAGCCTTCGATGTCAACCCAGGAGTCTTTGTAGGTTGGGTCGCCATTAAGAATACGTGCTATCTTATGCTGTATCATGTCCAGAGCTTCTCTCATGTCTGGGCTAAGATTATGCCAGTTAAAACAAACGTGCATATCAGCCTTTAGACTCTGCGCTATTTGTGCGTGGTCTGAGAACTTTCCGTATTTCTTTCTACGCTCTGCAAGCACACTTTCCACAAAAGGCAGCGGCTTAACATGCGAAGCCTGCTCTACCTTTTTTGCTGGTCTTAGGTACACTCCTCTTGGCATTCTGGTTTCACCCTTTCTCTATCAATTCAAATTCGACAATCTCAATTTCTTGAGATCTGCGTCCTGGAACTGAACGTGGCTCAAGATCAACATCCTCTCCACAGCCTCGCCATCCCCATTTACCGGCTTTCCAGGCATTCAAAGTATTTGAGGCGGCACTTCTGCGAGAGAATAACCTTGGATCGTTTTTTGCTGTGAAGTCTCTATAAGAGTTCACTTTTCCTCTCTTTCCATGAGGAAGATACAATCCGGTTACCTTATCTCTTAGTGCAAATGCTTTCATCGGCTTCTCCTTATTTCTTGATTAGCTTCATAATATCATTCAACCCCAAGCCCTTAGCTTGCATCTGCTTTAACATCGCCGCAAGCTGCTCTTGCTGCTTGTTTTTACTAACCGTGCGAGTTTTCTTCACGGTCGTGGTTGTAGAATCATGCACAGTTGTTGTTGCTGGCGTTGGAATATGTATCTTCACTCCAGCATATCGGTGCATATACTCTGTACGTTTGCGTTCCTGCTCAGCGATCATCAAGCTAAGGATGTTCCGATGGTATTCTATCGAAAGATCAAGCTCCATGTCTGAAAGTTCTACAATCTTACGCTGACTGAAAAGCCAATCCAGACCATCGATCTTGATCTCACGCGCTTTACGACGGTAGAAAGTCGTTGTGCCGGTTTCGTCGTTCTTGTGTTCGTAGGTCTTTGTGATTGTACTCTTGGACATTGAAATGTCGCTAAGGCAGTTGACGCAATACTGCGCATCCACCGAAGAAGCAAAGTGCAAGCAGAATGCTTGGCCGCACCGTGCACAGCAAATGCAGGTCTTGGTTGTGAGATTCAACTCCAAACACACATCACACACTGTGGATGTTAGATGCGCTTCTTCTACCGGAGTAGCTTCTAATGGAATATCCGTAGCTATTGCTTCCTCCGCGGAGATTTCCTCCGGCTCGTCTGTTGGTGCAAAGAATACTTCTTGCACGGGTTCCTCAAGTGCAGAATCTTCTGACTCATCGGCTGGAAATAACTCTTGTTCTTCTTCTGGCATGTTGCTCCTTACGCTTCTCGCGTGGACTGCCCAAATTGGGATTTTCGTAGCGCTTCCTCTGCTCGGTGCTTTTCCGCCGGCAAAAGAAGCCTTGCTTCTGGAATCCTGCCTTCAAAGTACAAATGCAATAGTACTCGTATCAAAGCAGAAGCAGAAGCTCCTTCTTTCTTTAGAGCTTCTGCTTGTGACTTGAGGATTCGCATTGTGGTTGCTGTGGTACTTTCGGACTGGCTCATAGTACCTCGATGCGGTAGGGTTGCCTTTCCCAAGGCGACTCCCCTAGTATACAGCCGCAAAGTTCCGCCTGTCAAGAGGGGTGCATACGGCCATGAAATGCCGCAAGACGTTGAAAACAAAGGGTTGGCATCCCTCCGACCCGCCAGGACCGCCCCGCCTCCAAGGGCGACCCCGGCGCAAGCCGTAGCATCAACTTTCAGTCTCAATCGGCCTGTCTTCTGTGTCAGACCAGTCCTCTGGAATATCATCCTTCCAGTCATCATCTTCATACACATCTTCATCGAAGGGTTCGTCTTGCTCGTGGGCTTGGAACGCTGGCTCATAATCACCAGTTCCAAGATGCTGACGTTCCATTAGACGTTCTGCTTCATCGCGGGATTGCGGCATATTGCCTCCTTATTTGTTCGTTTTGCTCAATGAGAGTTGCAATGTCTGTGATGCTAACGAACGCACTATGCGCTCGCCGTACAACGTCGTTGCCAGCTATCTTGTACAGGTAATCTCCCATACCGAGAAGATTCTGTGCGCCGTCAGCATCCAGCACAACACGACTGTCTACACGTGCCGGGACTTTGAAACACACGCGAGCTGGAAAGTTGTTTTTGATTGTGCCGGGGAGAACATCTACCGAGGGTCGTTGTGTGGCCAGAATAAGATGTACTCCGGCAGCACGAGAGATTTGGCTGATTTGTTGAAGCAGAAATTCTATACTCGGTGAACGAAGCTTCTTTTCCATCT